AAAAAATAGATTCTGCTGATGCAGATGGAACATTAAACCAAGGAGCTTCTGTGCAGTTTGTCTATGTAGACGATACTGTTGGGTGGCATACTTTATAGGAGCATATTATGGCTGTTTTAGGCAATAGAGTAATAAAATCAATTCAAAGAGGCAACGGTGCTCTGGTATCTGAAAGTAGTGAGAGTGTTACGATAACAGAAATAGATTTAAATAAAACATTTGTAAATATCCTCGGCCCCGGGCCTATGAGATACAGTAGTAGTACAAATTTGTCGGGGGCTGGGGTATATTTTAGATTAACTAATTCTACAACACTTTATGTAGATTCAACTCAAAGTGTTTATAGGCTTTATTATTCATGGGAGATAGTTGAATATGAGTAAGAGCGAATGGTACGCCACAATAAAAAAACAAATTTGGGTAAAAGATGATGGCACAGAAGAAGAGCATGATACTGTGGTTTCAACTATTTGGACTCATAGCCAACTGCCTAATCATGTAAAAGTATCTGGGGATGTTTTTGGAAAAATATATAAAGATGGTGTTATTTATAATGATCCTTCGGAGATACCAGAATGAGTTGGACGATATCAGATTATCAACAAAGCACAGCACAAGAACGTTCTAGAGCATGGCGAAATGCTGAACTTGAAAACACTGATTGGGTTATAGCAATATCTGATCATCCACAACTTGATGCTTATAAATCTTATCGAACTAAGTTAAGAGATTGGCCTTCAACAGATGCTTTTCCAGACACCAAGCCAACGCTCGGCAGTTAACTAAATGGATACACGCATGATTTTTGATTACATTAAAAAGGCTTTTGAAGCTACTAAAGCTTGGTTCTTAAAGGCTTTTGAAGCTACTAAAGCTTGGTTCTTAATGGCTTGGGAAACTGTAAAGACTCCTGAGTTTTGGATAGTGCCACAAGTACCAACGTCTTTGAAGAAAAGTAAGGCTAGTGTCAAACCCAAGAGTCCTTTAAAAGAAACTAGCCCAGAGGTTAAAGAATAATGGAAAGTGATGAGGCTTTAGGTGTAGCTTTACAAGCCCTCGAAAAGATTGCTAAACATGAAAAAGAGTGTGGCGAGAGGTGGGCTGAAGCTTTAACAGAACTAAGGAATATAAAAACAGCAACTAACAATCATGCGGCACGTTGGGAAAAGATGGCATGGCTTGTGATAGGTACAATTATTACTACGGGTGCTTCTGCTGTAGCCCTTTCATTATTTAATACTTAGTAAGTTTTGTAAGTAAAAAGGTTATAAAGTTATGGCTAAGAAGTCTGCAAAAAATAAAAAGGCTTTAAGAAGAAAACAAGAAGCTCGTAAACGTAGTCGTGTTGTAAGACAGGATTACACTGTGGGTGGAAGAGTTAAAGCCTTTAATGGTCTTCCAGATGGTGTTCAAGAAGCTATAGATGCTGGTAAAAGAGCAGAAGAAGAAGCAAGAAGGTTACAGGCAATTCAAGCTGAAGAAGCTAAAAAAGATCAAGAAGAACAACTTGAAGCTGAAGAAACTACTCCTTCTCCTCAAATTATGAGAAATGCCCAAAGTGTTCTCCCTGTAGTACCTAAAGAAATAACTCCAGTTACTGTAAAAGAAACTCCCCCGATAATGGGTAAACCTACTACTCCTCAAATTATGAAAGAGGAACCTACCCCTAGAGTACCCAGAGAAGTAACTCCAGTTATTGTAGAGGAACCTCCTCGAATAATGGATAAACCTACTACTCCTACGCGACCATTGTTCCAAGATCCAGTTATTATTTCAGATCCTAAAGAAGAGTTTACATCTGAAGATGTACCTACACCTGAAGTTAGTCCAGAGGTAGATGAGCCAGAGCAACAAGTTTTAAACTTTGGAACCCGTTACGATGGTAAAGAGTTTACTTCTGGAAACTATGACCGAATAAGTAAAGATGGCGGTGACCCTAATCAAGATAAAGTTATTACTAATGATGAATGGGTCAACTGGATGCTTACTAAAGGCCCAGATGAAGGCGTTAGTGAGCAAGGAATTCCTTTTGAAACTCTTTGGACAGAAAAGTTAACAGAGGCTTCTCGGCAAGGAGACTTGAGAGACTCTACCCGTGAAAGACTTAACCAGCGGTTAGATGCTGATGTTGAAGATACTACTGACACTTTTATTACTAATGAAGAAGGAGAAGAAGTTCTTTATGATGTTGATGATTTAGTAGTTAATCCCGCTTTAGCCTATGCCGGTAGGCAAGCAGAGGGTAGTACAACAGACTCTGATGCTACCCCCTATGTAGATAATAGACTAGCTGCGATTAATGATCCTGCTAATAAAAATGATTATTTTAATTCTGACTCAGACAATTTAATAACAAAAACTGTTAATGATGATCTAGGGCAACTAGTGCCAGGAAACTTTAGTCCTATCTTTAATGCCCAAGAAAATTCTATTTTAGAATTAAATATGAGTAGATGGAGTTCTTCATCAGCTAACGCACGTCCTAGCCCTTTTATAGAAATGTACAGTGATTCTGGAGTGGGGCCAGGATCTTCAACTACTTCTATATCTCCTGCATACACTAGCTGGAGATCAAAGAAAGCTTCTCATTATAATAATATTGTAAAAAAAATAGTAATCTTAGCCAAAGTCCAAGATGGAGAAGAAGCAGACGGACGAAGAATACTTCCTGTTTCAGGAACTGAATTTTCAAGACAAACAAAAGTACCTTACAAGATCCCTGCTGCTTCAGCAGATAAAGTTGAAGCCATTCCTGTTTCTAAAGTAACTGCGTCCGATTATAAAATAGATGAAGCTACTGGAGAATTTGTTCGAGATGACGATGGAAAGTTAATACCTACTGATCGTCCTCGTATTAGTGCTGACACTTTTCAAATAGATAGATTTGAAAGAGATGCAGACGGCAATATTCAGTTTGATGAAGCAGGTAATCCTATACGCGCACTTAGGGATGTAGCTCCAGTATCAGAGGATGATGAAGTAGATGTTGGGGATATTGATCCAGATACAGTAGAAAGCACTGAAAGACAGCTAACTGATCCTTCTAAGGTTGCTACGAATGCAGAACTATTAGGTGTCGATCCAAAAGCTGCCCGTGGGTTTTTAGTAGCTGAAGCTAATTATTTTAATAAGTATCCTGAAGTACGCAATGCTATGAAAAGGGGTGAAGCTACTGACCTTTTTGATTATCAAAGGCGAATAGGATCTGCGAAAGGTTACACTTTAGAATTTGATCCTACTGAGTATGCTGAAGGTACAGTAGATAAACTTGCTGAAGCCTATGAAGCTGCGTTAACAAGCACAAGAGCAGCAGAAAGAGACGCTGCACAGGAAGAAGAAGCACGAGCTACTGAACCTAGCTTTATAGAAGACCCACGATCTCAGATTGATCCTGCTACAGGTGAAAGAGTTATACTGTCTCCTAATCCAGCAGCAGAAAAACAAACTAGAGAAGCGATATTAGATGAAACTGCTGCTCAAGGTACTGAAGCTTTAATTCAAGGAACTTTAGGATATGAAGCTGCAGAAAAAAGAGCAGTAAAAGGAGAAGCAGCTAAAGGAGATGCTAGGTCACTATTACAAGAAGTAGGTGAAATACCTCCAGAAATATCTGAAGCCATTCTAGATGATCCTGCACAAGTAACAGCTCAATTAGACACTTCTCCTGTAGAGGTTCAAGCAGCTATAGCAGCATTGCCTAATGAAGCTCTTGTATCTGTCCAACTAGAAAACCTTTTAGCTGGTATGGATGAAGGAGTAACACCTACATGGGCTAGACCTGCTGTTCAGTTAGTAGAGTCTCAGTTAAGTGCTAGAGGGCTTAGTGTTTCTACAGTAGGTAGAGATGCATTATTTAATGCCATTATACAAACTGCCTTACCTATTGCTCAGAGTAATGCAGCAGCGTTACAGCAAAGAGCTAATCAAAACTTATCAAATGAGCAACAAGCAAACCTTCAACAAGCTTCACAAGGGATGCAATTAAGGTTAACTAATTTAGCTAATAGACAAGATTCTGGATCACAGACTGCTCAATTAGCACAACAGATTAATTTAACTCAAGGTCAGTTCACGCAACAGGCTCAACTAACTGAGGCAGAACAAGCTCAACAAGTAAGACTACAAAGTCTTCAGAATGAGCAACAAGCTGCTATGGCTAACTTAGGCAATGATCAGCAAATAGAGTTAGCTAATCTACAGATAGAAGCTGAAAGATTAGGAGCTAATCAAGCAGCAACTAATCAAGAAAAAATAGCTGAGATGCAAGTAGCTGCAAACTTCTTACAGCGTAATGCTGAGTTTAAACAACAGATGGAAGTAGCTAACTTATCTAATGATCAACAAATGCGGTTAGCGTTTCTCACTGCTAAGAACCAAGCATCTTCTGAAAACCTGAGTACAGCACAGCAAACAGAATTAGCAAACCTTAGTAGTAGACTTGAAGTTAATAAGATATCTGCAAACCTTGCACAACAGATGAACCTGGCTCAACTTAATGTTGACCAACAAACAGCAATTCAAAATGCTGCCACAGTAGCTAACATTGATTTAACTAAGTTTAGTTCTGCTCAACAGATAGAGTTGTCTAACAGTAAGTTTATGCAGACATCTACATTACAAGATTTAAATAATAGACAACAAGTTATTCTTCAAGATGCTACCGCACTAGCTTCAATGGAGTTACAAGGAGCAGACTCTTTAACTAAAGTTAGTATTGAAAATGCTAGAAACTTTTTATCTATGGAGATGGGTAATCTAAATACTGAGCAACAGTCTTATATACTTGACTCACAACAAGAACAACAAAGAATGCTAACTGATGCAGCAGTACAAAATGCTGTTAGGCAGTTTAATTCTTCTAGTGACTTACAAACTCAACAATTTGTTACTAGTTTAGCTGGACAGATGAACCAATTTAATAGCCAGCAAGTAAATGCATTAGAGCAGTTTAATTCTGCTGAAACTAATAGGGTATCTGCTATTAATGCAGGTAATGAATTACAGTCTGAACAGTTCATGGCTCAAATACAGACACAGATAAAACAGTTTAATAGCCAGCAAGATATGCAAATTGAACAGTTTAATACTGCGAATGCTCAAGCTATCGAACAGTCTAATGTTGAATGGAGAAGAAAAGCTAACTTAGCAGATAGCGCAGCTACTAATGCTGCTAATCAACAACAAGCTACTTTTCAATTTAATTTAGATAACGTAGCACTTTCTCAGGCTTGGAATTCATTACGGGAGCAAGCTGCTTTTGATAGGAATGAGTATGAAAGTGACAAAGCAAGAAAGATTAGTGCTATTAATGCTGTACTATCTAACGAAGCTTTTATGACAGACGCTAAATACTCATCACAGAGAACTAAACTTTTAAATTCTCTTGATGCGTTTAGTGATTCTGTACAAGAACTTGATTTTGAATTTGAGTTACCACCTGAGCTACAATTATAACGGAGTTATTGGAATGGGATTTTTTAAAAAAATATTTAAAGGCATTGGTAAAATTTTTAAAAAGATTGGCAAAGGAGTTAAAAAAGCTTTTAAAGGTTTTGGAAAATTCATGAATAAGATAGGTATTGTAGGTCAAATAGCTATGATGTTTATTCCTTTTGGACAGATATTTGCACCTATGTTGCAAGGTTTACAGAGTACATTTTTAGGC